GAGTGCTCCCTTATTCATCGTCCAGCTGGATCTCCTCTTCCGGAATCTCCTCCTGAACAGTATCCTCTGTTAAATTTTCTAGATACTGGAACTTGACTTCGGCTTTTTCCAAGTTAGGACAGGACCAAGCCCACTTTCCAAAGTCTTCATTGGCGGGGAAAATCTCCCTCTCGTTTAGCTGAATCCCGAAGACGACCTTGGGTTGATCCACTTTGATCTTAAAGACCTCGTAGGCAGCAATGTATCCGTCTTCCGCATCTGTTTGTTTATAGATTAGAGCTTTATTTCCTCTCTTTTCTAGATTATAGAAGAATCCTTTTCTTCTGATTATTTCTGGTAGTAGTTCCATTAGTCGATTAGTTTTTGAATTTGAAAAAATAGAGAAAGTAGAGAGACCACAGGATCAATTACTGAAGTTCTCTGAGCTTGATGTGAAGCAACTAATACAATAGTAGAAGGGATAATCTTAGCCTTGTCTGGGTGATTCTTTACTATCCAGTCGATGAATTCTCCTCCTAAAGAAGTCATAACATCATCAACCTTAGTCGAATACTGGCCAACAAGCACTTGATAGTTGTTTACCGGATCTTTAGAAGTCATTAACATCTTATAGAGATCCTCGTAAGACCAGTTTGCTTCTTTAACCTTAGCCAGATCCAGCTGGGTTACCCCTTCAATGGACCAGGATTGGATTCTATTTAAAGCTGATCTAAAATCTGGAAAGTAAGACTTTTCAAATGCGGACAGAGAGTCATCGTCGATGGAGATTCCAAGTTTTCCTAGAATTAATCTTACTCTAGATCTCCATTCGGTCTTAATGATCTCCTCTTCTTCTGAGGTAGAAGGGTCAAAGTTAATGACCTCAAATCGACTCTGGATTGCATCTGGGACCTTATTGATGTAATTGCACGTAGCAACGAATCTCGTGTTGCCTGCAAACTTTTCGATCGTTCCCCTTAGTGCTTTATAGAATTGATCCGAAGCTCCGTCAAACTCGTCTAAAATGACTACCTTCTTAGAGGATTTCCCGTCCAATACCGAGATATTAGAACAGAAGTCGTTGATCTTGTTTCTGATCGTATCCACTGAACTTTCGTCTGATACGTTGATGAACATATGGGGAAGATCCTTGGCTAAAATTTTAGCGAGTGTTGTCTTTCCGCATCCGGGAGAACCTGCCAAAAGGACGTTTTGGTTCAGTCCTTTGTCTTCAAATAGGACACGAATTCTCGGAGGGAGAATCATATGTCTTATTTCTTTCGGTCTTAATTTTTCTGTTAATAGATCTTGGATCATAGTTGATGATTATAGTGTTCTGGGGGTCGTTAGTTTCTGTTTTTAGAACATACTAGACATATCATCTGGAAGATTTTTATCGCTTCTGATTTCGATGAAGCGGGGTAAGAATAAACTGCGTCCCCCGAACTTATCTGTGATGGTCTCGTTGTACTGGACTGCTGTTATTCTTCCTATGAGATCGTCTGCATTCTGACTCAGAGACTTTAGATCTGCATCTGTGAATCCAGATCCAATTCTAACCTCCAGAGTTCTACTTGCATCTGTGCAGATTAGTCCTCCGATGTAGCCTTCCCTCTTGCCCTCTCCAGGGTACCATCCGACTATTTCTAAATCGCAGTCTTGGATCTGCTTTAGCTTCACCCAATTTCTGCTTCTCTTGCACTCATAGACATGATTTTCTGGCTTTAGAATTACCCCTTCACCCCCGTTAGAAATAATTACCCCGTAGATGGCATTAACCTCTTCCATTGTGTCTGCTACCCACTGGCGGGCTAGTTTAACCGGTCCTTCCGAATTAGGGAATAATCCAAAGAGGAACTCCAATTCCTTTCTTCTCTTAGAGAATAAAGTAGTTCCTTTTCCCGATTCTAGAACTTCTGCTTTTTCCAGATCGAATACGTGGAAGATAAATCCCTTATCAATGTCGTCAGGGGCAGTTCCCTTCAGAATTTGAGTTACCTTTCCTGAGACAGACTTTCGGTTTAAGTCGGTTAGCTCGCCATCAAAGAAGACTTCCCCGACGATGTTTGCCCCTTGAAGCATCTTAATTAGTTCAGCTTCAATTCCCGAAAGTTTAGCCTTATCCAACTCGTTGAAAGCCCTTGTGTAGAATTGGAATCCGTTTCTATTGCCTTTTGCTATCACACGGACACCGTCATATTTCTCTTCGCAGTAGATCTTATCCCATCCTGCAACTTCTTTCTGGTCATCAGATGCTAGCATCACCGATGGATCAGGAATTAGTTCTCTGCCTACAGTCTTATTGATTAGTTTGGCGCCAATTCCGATATTCATCCTCTTGGTGAGGATCTTCATTAAAATAATCCTAAGGTTGATGTCTTCTGCAAGGTCTTCCTCTTTGATTGTGCAGTTGATGAGGTGATTTGCTCTAGACCTAAGTGCGTCGTTTGCTGCAGGAGCTTTTTTTAGATCCTCTATCAAATCCTTAAAAGTCTCAAATCCAGGAAATTCCTCCTCGATGATCTCGTTAGACATCTCCAATTTATGAAGCTTTGTCGTGATAAAAGGATTAAAGCAGACGTCTAGAATGTAGAGCATCTCTTCCGATAGATTATCGGAAATTAATTTTTGTTTTTCTTTCTGTGATCCGTTCCCAGTTAGGGACTCGACGGCTAGTAGGACTCTGAGTTCTTTTTTCATGTAGAGGATATCTTACATGAATATACGGTCTAAATTAAAGGGTGAATGATTCTTCCTCTTTTTTTCCCTCTTTGCCTTCTTTTTTCTTAGCTTTTTCTGCCTCTTTTGCCTCGTCCTCTTTGTAGACTTTATTCTTATCAAATTCGTCTTTGGATAAAGGAAGGAACCTTCTGATTAAGAAATCTTTATCGAAATATGGTTTTTCCTCTTCACCGACTTTCATCTTTATTTCCCCTAGAGAGGTAACAAAATCAGTTGCTTTAGTTAGGTGGGACAGATCCAAAAGTTTCGAGAATTGATTCTCGCTATAGTAATCCAGGCCAAGATTAGCCTTAAAGCTTCTGTCTTTAGAGAGTTCGGGGAAATCCAAACACATCTGAATATAGAGAGGTTTAACTACTATCTCTTGGAAGATAGATCTAAGTCTAGTTAAGAATTTTTCAAATCTGATTTCGTCTCTTTCAAGCTGATCGATCGAGATTTGATAGTTAGCAGGAGCTGCTCCTCTGCCTGCAAATCTTGCATATGGAATTTTAGAATCCATCTTCAGCTTATTGTAGAAATAGATCACATTCTCCATTACGTTAAAGTCTGGACCATTTGCGTTCAGAACATCAATTTGTGGGGACTGCCCGTCTTTTTCTGGGAATAGATAGTTCTTATAGAACTGAATCTTTGGAGTTCCGTTCACTAGAAGTTCCCCCGATGTGTCATTAATACTAACTTCTTCCTTATAAGAAGACATCAGCTGACCCAGGGTTTGCATTGCTTTCTGTTGGGATTGGGTTCCGACAGGAATGACAAACTTCAATCTATATGAAGCATTCATCACGTTCCAGATTACTCTGGTGTTCTCCATTACCCTTAGAATGTTGTAAGATCTGATCAGTCTTTCAACGTAACTAACTCTAGAAATAGAATTTCCTTTGGCATAAGAGATATAGATGATCTGCTCAGATTTTAGTTTTCTAGAAAGCTGAGAATCTTTTGGATACTGAATCCAAATCTGCTCGAAAGACCCATCCGGAGCTTTCTCCGTGTGAGGCTGTAATGAGGTAGGATCAAGTTCTTTGAATCCGACTATTTTCTTTCCGTCTGTAGAGTAAACAATCTCAAAAGCAAGGAATCCATCAATTAAGAATTGTTTGAATAGCTGCCAAGCTAGGTTGTTCTGCTGGAAAGCATAGAGCATGTAGATCGTTTTGAAATTCTCATAAACTTTGTCTATAATCTTATCCTTTAGATCTATATTATTAAGTAGAGGTTGACAGAAGAAGTTCTTATCGTCATAGTTAACTGCCTCGTCAGAAATCGTTTCTAGAATGAAATCAATCTCCCCATTCAGTGAGAATTTTCTTAAGAAATCTCTTTTGCCTATGTAGTCCTTATCAAAATAAGCAATATATTTTCTTATTCTTGTGTCTTGGTACCCAAGGGTCCAATAAAAAGCACTATCGTTAGTGAATCCAGTTCCCTCTTCGGAAAACATCTGAGATTCAGTTTGCCCAATAGTTTGAGAATTACGAAGGACCATGTCCTCGTATTGCATTCCGAATTTGCCAATTCTACTCAGATTTTTGTAGAGCTGGGTAACGAATCTATTCTGTGGGTTTGAATCTAAAAATCCTGCCATTTATCTTTTTTATACTGGTGGGGCTTCTTCTGCTGGTGCTGCAGGAGCTGCTCCTGCTGCTGGTTCTGCTCCTGCTGCCGGTGCTGCTTCCCCTTCTTTTTTCTTCTCATCTGCTTTTTTCCTAGCTTCTGCGTTTGCCTTGATATCATCATGGCTAAGACCCAAATAATTCTGAACTAGATACGGGACCGAGAAGAATCCTGTCCCTGTGTCGTCGGTCAGAGCAATTAATTTATCTACCGATTCTTTCTTCTTCAGGATAATCTCCATCTCTTGGTTTCTCTTAAAAGGGTTGTCAGAAACATAATCGAGACCAAGTTGACTCTTGAACATGTAGTCTTTTTCCAATTCTGGAAAATCTTTACACATCTGGATCCAGAGAGGTTTAATCAGGACATCCTGGAAAGAAGTTCTAAGTCTGTTGATAAACTTAGCAAATCTAATCTCTTGCTTATCAAGCCCTTCTGCTGCATTAGCATATTTTCCCATAGATCCTCCATCCGGACCGTTAAATCTAGAATTAGGAACTTTGGATTCATTGATTAGTTTATCAAAGAAGTATGCTAGAGGTGCAGGATCATTAAGATTTGGTCCTACGTTATTCAGAGGTTCGATAGTTGGTGTGCCATTTACACCAGAAGGCATTAGGTAGTTTTTAAAGAACTGAATCTTGGGTGCTCCATTTACAAATAGTTCTCCACTCTGATCGTTTAGAGAGATGTCTTCTTTGTAGATGCTCATCAATTCTCCAAGGGTTTGCATTCCCTTCTGTTGAGATCTAGTTCCGATTGGAACCGTCATCTTCATTCTAAAAGAAGCATTCATCACAGACCAAATTACCCTTGTATATTCTATAATTCTAAGAATATTATAAGGTCTAATTAATCTTTCTGTGTAACTGACTCTCGAAACCGTATTTCCTTTTGCATAAGAAATGTAGATGATCTGAGAATCATAGAGCATTCTCTTTCTTCTAGGATCTTTGAAATACTGCCACCAAACATTCAGATAAGTCCCGTCGTTCTGTCTCTCAACTGAAGGCATCAGGGTCATAGCATCAATCTCTTTAAATCCAATGATGTTCTTTCCTTTGTCATCATAGATGATTTCAAAAGCAACGTATCCATCTACCAAGAACTGTCTGAAGTACTGCCAAGCACTAATATCATCGGTAAATCCAAACATGTCATACAATTTCTTGTAGTTTTCATTGATCTTATCGATGACCTTCTCTTTTAACCCGGTTAGATTCAAAAAGGCAGGGTATGCAAAAAAGTTATGTGAGTCGTATGTAATAGCCTCGTCATTAACTACATCTAGGATGAACTCGATTTCAGGATTTAAAGAGAATTTTCTAAGATAATCTCTCTTTCCCTTATAGTCTTTATCAAAATAAGAAACATACTGTCTTGACGTGGTATCTTGCCTGGCCAGAGCATAGAGCATCGTCTCGTCCTCGATCATTCCCTTCTTTAGGAATGCTGCTTCCGTCTGACCGATGGCTTGGGAGTTTTTAACCACCATGTCCCCATAGTTTAGCCCAAAGTTACTTAGACCCTTTACTGAATCTCTAATTCTTTGGAAGATAGGACTGCCTTGTGGATTTTCTAAAAAACCTGCCATTTAATGATTTTTGTCTTTAAGTTATAGATCTCTTTATTGAATTAATTTCGACCTATAGTTAGTATATATCTCGTTGATGGATAACCCCTGGACGGAAGAGTATTTCAAGAAGGGCAATTTGGACCAATCCGAATAGTCCACCCACTTGATGTCTTTCATAAACTTATATTTAAATCCAGTAAAAGAGGTGTTATACCCGGTTCCTCCAAATAAAGGGGAAATATTTCTAGATTCTACTCTGATAACACTTGGAGATCCTCCTCTTTCGACCTTCTTAATTCCTTCCTCTATCGAAGGTTTGAATTGATCATAAAACTTCTGCAGTATCTCTAGTCTTTGCTCAGGAGGGGTCACAGTTAAGTCGATGGACTTTATAACGATGTCATCACCCACCTTCTCTGAAGAAAGATAAAGGATGAGGGGGTTCCTATCTATAAATGGGACCTTCTCACTGACCTCTGCATTGGTCTCGTAGGTAAAGAAATAAACATTTCCTGGGATTAGAGTTCCATCGAACTTATATCCTCCTCCTTTTCCGTTTACCCCGTATTTGTCTAGGAAGAACAGGTCAGTGTTGGTAGCAAGAGAAGAAACTGAGGAAGCAGACTTTCTATATTCTATAATTTGTTCTTTGAAATCCATTTACTTAGGGACTTTTAAATAGGAAATTTTCATCGATAACCCCAAAGTTGTAGTCTCTCTT